TTCTGCCCGCCCTGGGCGCTGGTCAGCGCCACCGCCGCGATGGTGCCGTTGCCCTGGCTTGGCGTGAACTCCCACACAAATTTATAGCCGTTCTCCAAAGCCTTGCTCTCCGTCTGGTTCATGCTGCCCCTGGCCGTGTTCGCCGTGGTGTTCACATTGTTGGAGGCATAGGCCACCGGGAGGTTATCCGACATCTCGTAGATATGGGCGGCATCCTCTTCCAGCGTCCTGGGGAAGAGCAGGATGCCGCCGACCATGTTCGGGCAGATGGGGAGCAGCGTCCCATTCCAACTTAAGACATCCGCCAGGTTCTCTTCTGAGTAAAACACGCCCATGGGGTTCATGCCCAGGATGTCGTTCACCGCCTCCGTCACCATGTTCTCCTCCGTGACGCTCTCCACTTCCCCCGTGGCTTCATCCGTAAGTTCCAGTACCATCGTCCCTTTCAGCTTCATCCTGTCCCCTCTCCTTCCTGCGGCAGCTCCACGGGCTTCCCGAACGCGCCGATGCCCGCCTTCCTGATGCTGTCCGAATAATATTTCTTTACCAGCTCCATTGTCTCAAATCCCATCTCCCCGGAGAACGCCTTCGCCTGCAGGCCGCCCTTAAGCGTGAACGGCTGCACATATTCCTCCACCGTGATGGTGCCGTCCCACGCCGCGCCCGCAGCCATGCCCTGGCCGCTGATAGAGGCGATGCACCCGCCCGTATCGATGGCTGCCGTCCCTCCCTCCATCCGCAGGTGGACGTTGAAAGTGTTCGTGATGTTCGGCACAAGCCCGTCAATCGGATAGTACAGGGAAAGGATGTGTTTCCCGCTCCCCCAGGTCTCCACGGGGTAATGGATGAGGATCTCGGAATCATTGAATTCGTATGTGACATACGCCACTGCCTTCCCGTCCTCCGTCCATGTGACCGGAAGCTCCACGTCCACCGTGACGCTCCCCTCATCCGTCCCCGGCTCATCACTGCCATCCGTCCCCGTTCCGGCCTCCGCAGTGCCGCCCCCGGCTCCATCTGCTCCAGCCTCCGCCGTATCACCGGCAGCATCCCCATCCCCGCTTCCCGATGCCGGGAACGGAACCACAATGCTCCCCCTCGCAGTGGCAGACCGACCCACCGGCTCCGCTGACACATCCACCAGCACCTGCCCGAAAAACTGCACATGGGTCTCCTCTTTCGCTGCGAACTCAATGCTGATAATCCGCACACTGGTCTCCGCCACCGTATAGGCGGAGGCATTCGTGAACGTGTGTATCCCGATCTTCCCCGCCTCGATCTGGTTTAGTAGGCCGGAGATGTTCTTGTCGTTCTTCGATTTTGCCTGCGCCAGCCTTGGGTTCTTCCCCACACATTTCAAGGTGTGTTTCCCACCAATCCTACAGTTGGAAGAAGTGATGCAGGCGGTCTGGCTCCCGTCTGCCTGCCCGCCCGTGAAAGTCAGCACGTCCCCTAAATCCAATGCCGGGTTCCCGATGGTGCTGGAATCAAACGGCACATAACTGACCACCGCCAGGTCATTTAAAATGTTCCGGCAGAGCGTCTCCCGCGTTTCCTCCAGCCCGAACTGCAGGAGCGGGTTCACCGCCAGGTTCATGGTCAGCCCGTCGTCCGGCTCCAGGGCGTAATACTCCGCCGTCTGTGTGCGCAGGTTCGTGGAGCTGACCGCCGTGTACCGGGTGATGAAGTCGGAAAAGCTGCTGGTGAAACGGTGCCTGCTCTTTACCTCCATCACCGGCTGTGTCCCATATTTCCGCAGCTCCAGCTTCCCTTCCCGGTTAATGCAGAAAAAGCCGCCAAGCACCTGCCCGACAAAGTACAGCACGTCACGGTAAGTCTCGATGTCATTTTCCGGGTAGATGGAGAGCAGCTCCGTGCCGTTGGGCATGGCCTCGATCTCCGCCTGTGTGTGCGCCAATACGACGTTGCACGCCTTACAGCATAAATCCAGGAACGCCCAGGCGTTGCCCACCGTCTCAAAACCGTTAAAACTCTTCTCGAAGCGCAGCATATAATCGTAGGCTTTCAGCTCCAGGCAGTGCGCCGTCCGATTCGCCTCGCTGACCTCGAAGATTCCCATCGGCACTTCCTCGAAACTCCCGTCCGCAAGCCGCAGGTGGTAGGAGAGCCGCACCTCCGCCCCTTCCAGCGTGTAGCGGTCAATCTGTGAAAAGAGCGTGATGCCCATCTCGGCGGCGTACACCGTCCCCAGCTCAATCTCTGCGCTGCCGCAGCACTGCGCCGTGAGGTACCCGCTCCCTTTCACGATATCTTCGTAAACAAACGGGTATACAGCGCCGCCCTTTGTCGTGATCTGCCCCGTCCAGCAGTAGTTCCGTGTGTTCTCCTGCACCGCCCGCAGGAACGCATCGCTCACCGGGTACATCCGATTCCACCTCCTCCCGCCATGCTTTCTGTGTCCTTATAACTCTTTCAGCGTGAACGACACCTTCCAAAGCCCCTTATAGGATGTGTCTTTCACAAGGCTTGCCTTGTAGCCGCTAATAAACATTTCCGTCCGCTTTATTTCCAACGTTTCCGTGTCAAAATAATCTACTGTGAGCTTTTCCATCTGCTTAAACCCCGTCAGCAGCTTCAGCCATTTGGGGGAAACAGAAAAAGCGGCGGGGATGGACACCACGCCCATCCTCACCACGTCCCTCTGCGTGGTCCCGGCCTCCGTCTCGCCCCCGGAATCCGCCTCCACGTCCGCCATCTGCACCTCGTAGGAGTCCGGCAGGGGGAGCGGCACACCGTCAATTGCCAGATACTGTATATACGCCATGCCGCCTTACCTCCCTCCCGACCTTAAGTTCTGCCTTGCCTGCGCGTCCACCACCACTTCATCCAGCAGCGTCCCGCCCACATACACGGGGATACAGATGGTCCCGCCGCCCGCCATCTCCTGCAGGCCGGAAAGCATCTCCCTAAGCCCTCCGAGCAGCTCGCCCACGGAAGGATCCCCGGAGGAATCCCTGCCGCCCTGCATCCCCTGGACAGCCGCCTGCGGCTGGAGCATTAAGTCGGACGCCACCCCGGACACGGCCTTCTTCACCATGCCCCGGCTCTTTTCGATGCCCTTTGCCAGCCCGGACATGAAGTCCGGCATCCAGCTCTCGTAATCCGTCAGCGGCCCCTCGTCCGGCACGGAGAAGTGCAGGAAGGAGCGTATCTTGTCCGCTACATCCGACACCGCATTTACCACGTTGCCGATGGCGCTGCGGATGCCGTCCGCGATTCCGTTGATGAAGTCCTTCCCCCATTCCAGCGCCTTCCCCGGCAGCGAGGTGATGAAGCTGATGGCGGACTGGAACCCGGACTGCACTACGCTCCCCAGGGAGGAAAGCGCGGAGCCGATGCCGGAAACCATGGCCTTGAAAGCGTTCACCGCCGCCTGTTTCAGATTGGACGCAATGGACGACACCAGGTTTTTCAGCCCGTTCCAGGCGGACGAGGCTGTATTCTTGATTGCCGTCCAGATATTTGCGATTGTGGTTTTCAGCCCGTTGAACAGGATGGAAACGTGGTTCGCAAGCCCCTGCGCCAGCGAGCCGACCACCTGCTTGATGCCGTTCCAGATATTGGACGCCGCATTCTTGATGTTGTTCCAGATGTTGGCGGCGTCCTCCTTCAGCTTGGTAAAATTCCCGGTCACCAGGTCGATCAGCAGAAGCACCGGCCCAAGCACCACATTCTTGATCAGCTCCCAAGCCCCGGAAGCCGCCGTCTTGATGCCGTTCCAAATGCCCTGCAGCGTCGTGGAGAGGTTCTCCCACAGGGAGCGTATCATGTCCACAATCCCCGTCAGCACGGGATTGTTCATCATGTTCGTCCAGATGTTACTGAAAAAGTCGCCCACGGACTGCCACAGCCCGCTCCACCACGCCGGGATGCCCTGGAAGAATGAGACCAGGGAATTCCAGGCATTCGGTATGGTCTCCGTAAAGAAAGAACAGATGACTTCCCATGCGGAAACAAAAAATTCCTTGATCTGCGTCCAGATGGCATTGACCGCCTCACGGAACCATTCGCATTTGTTGTACAGCACCACGAGGATGGCGACAACAGCGGCGATTGCCAAAGGCACCCACCCGATAGCCGCCACCACGGCGGAGATCGCCGGGATCACCGTCCCGGACACAAACCCGATTACACCGGAAATAGCGCTGGCGATCTGCGGCACCACGGTCATAATTGTTCCGATTGCCCCGACCACTTTCCCGATGACAATCAGGACGGGGCCGAGCGCCGCGGCCACCAAAGCCACCGTGACGATGATCTTCTTCGTGCCTTCGTCCAGGCTGTTCAGCCAGTCCACAAGCCCCTGAATCCAGCCCACGATCTGCCGGATGTAGGGCATCAGGATTTCCCCGATGGAGATTGCCAGTTCCTCCAACTGGCTCTTTAAGATCGTAAGCTGCCCCGCAAGGTTATCCTGCATGGTGGCCGCCATCTTCTCCGCCGTGCCGTCACAGTTGTTGATGGCGCTGTTCAGCTTTTCAATGTCCCCCGGCGCGGCGTTCATCACCGCAAGGAATCCGGACATGGCGTTCTTGCCCACCAGAGCCTCCGCATTGGCGGCCTTCTCCGACTCGGACATCTGTGCGAATGCCGCGCGGCAGTCTGCCAGGATGTCCCCAAGGCTCCTCATGCTGCCGTCCGTGTTCGTGGTCTGTACCGTCAGCTCCCCGAAGGCAGCCCCGGTAAACTTCACTTCCCCGGTGAGGTTGGTCATCATGGAGCGCATGGCCGTGCCTGCCTGGGAGGACTTGATGCCCGCGTTCGCCATCAGGCCGATGGCTTCCGCTGTATCCTCTGCGGAAAAGCCGAGCGCGCCAGCCACGGGCGCACAGTATTTGAACGTCTCGCCCATCATGGATACGTTCGTGTTGGCATTCGAGCTTGCCGCCGCAAGGATATCCGCGAAATGCCCGGAATCCTCCGCCGACAGCCCCAGGGCGGTCAGCGCGTCCGTCACGATGTCCGAGGTGGTCGCCAGATCCTCCCCGGAGGCTGCGGCAAGGTTCATGATGCCCTCGATGCCGGAGAGCATATCGTTCGTCTTCCAGCCGGCCATGGCCATGTAGTTCATCGCCTCCGCCGCCTCGGATGCGGAGAACTTGGTCTTGCTGCCCATCTCACGGGCCTTATCCCGCAGGGCTTCCAGGTCCTTCCCGGTCGCCCCGGACACAGCCGCCACCTGGCTCATGGCGGAGTCGAAGTCGGAAGCCACCTTCACGGCAGCCGCGCCAAGCCCGCCCACCGCCGCAGTGACGGGCATCAGCTTCTGCCCCACGCCCTCAATGGCGGAGCCGACCGTCTTTAACTTCTCCCCCGTGGCGGCAATCTTCTGCAAAGCCACGGCGGACTGCCCCGCCTGCCGCTCCAGGTCACGCAGGTTGTTTTCCGTCTCGATGATCTCCCGCTGGAGGGCATCGTACTGGCTCTGGGAAATCTCGCCCCTTGCCAGCGCGTCATTCGCCTGCTCTGCCGCCGTTTTCAGCGTCTCCAGCTTTTCCTTCGTTTCCGAAACTGCCTGGCCGAGCAGCCGGTGCTTCTGCGCCATCAGCTCCGTGTTGCCGGGGTCGAGCTTCAGCAGCTTCTCCACGTCCTTAAGCTGTGACTGCGTGTTCCGTATCTCCGTGTTCACGCCTTTTAGCGCCGTCTGGAGCTTCGTGGTGTCGCCGCCAATCTCTACCGTAATCCCTTTTATCCTGTTTGCCGCCACACCAACACCCCCTTAACGGCGCAAAAAAAGCCCGGCTGCCCAGGCGTTATCAAAAAAATCCAAATCTGCGGTTAAAATAAATCGAACTCGTCCTGCCCTGCGATAATGGAGTAGTCCGCGCTGTCATTGCTGCTCTCCGCGTACATATCGTTGACCATGCCGATGGTCAGCAAATCTAAATCCCGGATGGAGATGCCGAGCTGCACACACCGCAGCAGGAACAGCGGCGTGGTCATCGGGCGGTCAGTTGCGCGAAGTTTTTTTTAGCCTCCACGTCGGTCTTCACGTTCAGCCCCCACAGCTCGATGAGCTGCGGCAGCACCTGGTAGATGGAGAACGTGCCGAAACCGTCCAGCCATTCCTCCGGCGTGTCCGGGATGGAAGGGTCGGCGTGCTTCGCCATGATGAAGGCGATGTTCTCGAACAGCTCCAGTGAAAACAAGTCTAAATTGGAATTCTCCTCATCGCTTTTCCCGATGCTCTTTTCCAGCGCACTCAGATCCTTGTAAATATCCCGGTGGAACTTAATCCGGTAAATACGCGGAACGGCCGCCGATGCCCGGAACGGCACTTCCTTCCCGTCAATCTCAATCTTCCTTGTCATGCTCATGCGTCGCCCTCCTCATTGCCCTGCTCCCCGCCGCCATCATCTGCCGCCGCGGGCATATACACCGCCTTGTACCAGTCCTTATAAACAGTTTCGTCTGTGGAATCCCCGGTCTTCGCCTTCACCATCCCGTCCGCCAGGGGCGTGGCCTTGACGGTCAGCGTCTCCGTCTGCACCTCCCGGCTCTCCTCGTTGGTCTTGCCCTCGATGCCCGGTCTTGAGGCGGAACAGTTGTAGAGGACATGGCGGATGTGCCTCTGGTCGCCGTCAAACTCAAAGAGCAGCGCAAAAGCCGCAAGCTCCGCCGAGGCGTTCTCAATCAGCACGCCCCTGCTGTCCAGTTCCTCCCGTAAGGCATCTTTGCGGAAGGACTCCGGGATCATGG